TGCTCTTCCTAACGCCATCCATGCTTTCGGAGGTCCTGCTGCAGTAGCTGCTGATTCTCGTGCATTTATTGATGCTCAAGGTCTTTTCCAAGATGCAGGTGCTCTTGACTACACCGGAACTGGTTATTGGCATGGTCCTTCCAACCCTTACTATGAGGCCCATTTCGGTGGAACCACTCCTGCTTATACCGATCCCATCACTGGTATAACAACTCCTGAGCAATCTCACAACGAAAACTCTGGTGTCTCTGATGCTGGTACCTTCGTCCTCTCTGAGGTTTCTCTTGACATGCACTGTTGGGGCCAAAACCCTGTCGTCACCGCTAAGCTCCAACTTAACGGCCAAGACCGCTTCTCTGAGCGTGAAGGTTCATACTTCTCTTGGGTCCAACCTTACCAAGCCCACACCAGAAACCCTGATGAAGGTATTAACGTTTACTCTTTCGCTCTTCGCCCTGAGGAACACCAACCTTCAGGCACTTGCAACTTCTCCAGAATTGATAACGCTACTCTTCAACTTGTTCTCAGTAACGCCACCGTTGAAGGTACCAAGACTGCTAAGGTTCGTGTCTATGCTACCAACTACAACGTCCTTCGTATCATGAGTGGTATGGGTGGTCTCGCTTACTCCAATTAAAAATTTTGTTACGATTTATCGTCACATTATCTTTTATATATTTTAATAATTAATTATCGCATTTTAATTATTAAAGTAAAAAACAATAGAGATTTATAACTATAAATATGCCTTGTAAAACGTGTGTAGATATACAAACTTTAGAAAAATGGAATCTTTATTATAATAATTATATTATATAAATATATAGGTAATTATGAGTACCGTTACTAAAACTGTTCAAACTTATGCCGACGATATTAGAAGTATCGATCCCGAATTTATAAACACATGTGCTGTAGCAGGTGGATTTAATTTACCCAAACAAGAAGTTTTACAATATCTTAAAATTGATAGTATATTTGAAAGACTATTCAAAATTGCTGATAATAACCTTGTTTTTGCTAGTGAAATGGGAGAGGGGAAACTGGAATATAATAATGTTAAATTTAGTACAGAGAATAACGCAAAAATAAGAGGGTTAGAACCTATACCAGATTCATCCGTTATAAATGATACGTGTGTTTTGACGTCATCTACTGATATAGGTGAAGCGTTAGGATTAAATAGTGGTAAATATATAGTAGAGCCTGGAAAAGGTCGCTATAAACTAGTTCCCATTAACACAGATGGCGATTTAGTTGCAAGTATCCATTTATCTGGAGATGGTCCAGCTGGTGATAAAGAAAAAGACCCAAAAACAATTGCAAATTTTATAAAATCACATTTACCTGACGACAAAAATATTTGTATGTTTTGTGGAGACACCAATATCACTACATTAAAGACACCAGGAGAACCATCAAGAGAAGAAATTGGAAAACAGATTGCTGGTGCCTTACATGAACTTAATGGTAATGATTGGTTAGTTTTTATGAGTGATTTAAAGGTAGATAAAATGAGAAGCGGATTTGTATTATATAATCAACAATTAAAAAAATCCACTTATCCAGAAGAGGGTAAAGATTCATCCGAAGCAGATGGAACAATTTTTGCTATTAAAATTTCCAATACGGATGCTATTGGTAGTATTATATCAGATATTCCTTCTCATTACAGTTGTTATACTAAAGATGGAACTGTTAAAAAAAGCACGGTTGAAAGTATTGAACCAATATATACATTTTCTGGAGTTAACTCATTAGATAGTAAAGGTCAAGTTATAGATAAAATATTTTTAGACCATTCTGTCTTACAACTTTCTGCTGATAAATGTAATGCATTATTATCACCTATCGCTTTACCTAGTGATATTAAAAACGTTATTGTACTAAATATGGGTTCCATCGCCAATTCTGGTCAAAAGAATTGGAATACAAATAATATTGATTCATATGATAAAATTGTCGAAGCCGATAAAAAATTATACGAAGTATTAATAGAACATAAACATGAATCAAAATTACCTGAATTTGATAAAATAGTTGGCTCAAAATTTCTGAAAGAACACCCAGAAGCTGAACCTGGCGTTGATAAAGTTAAAATAACTGTTTCTCAAGATGAATATAAAGATATGATGTTAGAATTTGAAAAAATAATAAAATCATTAAAAAGTGTAATCAAACCAACTGTTGGTGGAAAAAGAATGTCTAAACGTCGAATGAGACATAGAAGTAAATCAAGAAGTAAAAAAATAAGAAAATCGACAAAAAAATACAGAAAATCTACAAAAAAATACAGAAAATAAATGATTTGTTTTTATTATAAAAGTATTGGAAACAAATTAAAGATGTTTTAATTTAAAATAAAATTGAAATAATATTATGATTTAAATAATAAATCATAATATCAAATACTAAAATGAGCAGACATAGCTTTTATTTCAAGGTGGTTTATACTTGCCAAACTATTAACTATGACATTGATTTGGACATGTCGATTTCAGAATTCCTAAATTATGTAAAGGATAAAATTAGGCATGATTTAGGTGTTGATAATAATTATGAGATTGAAATTGTAGAAGCCGGACAATTTGACAATGTGAATGGTCGTGACGCTGAAGTGGCACCAGCATTAGAACATTCAGATACAACTATTCGAGAGAAATTTAATAATTATAACCAAACAGCATTTTATATAAGACCAGTGATACGAAGCAGATTAAATTTGGAACAGCCACAAATTGAAAATAATAGTGAAAACAATATTATTCCTACAATACCAAGATAAATACTACAAAATTTATGTAAAAAAATAAATTTATAAATATTTTTTAACGATTTTTTTAATATCCTAACGCTACCTCTTCTTCATCATCGGATTCATTTATAGCTTCATTTCCAAAATCATTATCAATATCATCAGGAACCTCAATATACAAGTTGTCCTGCCAAATCACCTTGCGAGTATTAAACAATCTATTCATATTTATAATTTCTGGTTTTTCTGTTTCTGATGTAAATAGCTTTAGAATCTGTTCATCATCTCGAAATCTAACAGTATAAGTTTGTTGAACATTATTTCTTCCAATACGCCCCATTGCTTGAATAACCTTTTCTTGAGTCAAGTTCAAATCTTTACTAAGGAAACCATGACAGAATTGATAATTGGTTCCATAAATATAATCACTTGAAGCAATAATCATATATAATCTTTGTTCATCTGCGAGATTTTTCATGATTTCAGTGTAAGCAATGTTTTCATGATTAATAAACACGCCAATTCCCATCATTAATAGAACCTTCCATGTATTATCAACTCCCTTCAATGCCATTATATCAGAGACTGTATTTTCGTCGATATTACTTGTAAAAGCATTTTGTGTATCTAATCCTTGAGCCCATTTATCTTGATGCATCTTTCTATTAGGAATAAACGCATCATTTAGTGTTGCTGATTTAATCATATTTCTTAAGTCATTTATATCTTGAGTTAATTTCGTAAGACTTCCTTTATTTAGAAACTCTTCTGGAACCTCTCTATTTAACTTTTTATTATCTTTATTAGATTTATTTCTTCCAGAAACCTTATGAGCACCAGTGGAATTTTTAACATCATTTTTAATCTTTTTCTCTTGTTCCTCTTTAATAGTTTCAACTTCTGTTTCCAATGTAAACAATTTTTCATTAATATAATTATTATATTCAATTTTATTCATTATTTCATCCATAACTAAACTAGGAATGTTTGCTTGTTGAATACAAAATTTAGAAATTTTTTCAATATCATTTGAAATCAAAATAGTTGGTCCATCAGTTAATGTATAAGCGTCTTTTGTAGTAAAGTAAACACCAGATGTTCCAGGTTTAATAACAGGTTGAGTCAGTTGTTGACTTGCTAGCCTGGTTAAACTAGCACCTTCTAATGGTCTTTGATTAGAGTTATGAATTATTCCAGGACCCATGCTTCTTGATTTAATGATTTTATTTCCCTTTGGATCAATGGTTTCATTTTCTAATATTCTAGGTTTTCTTATTTGTCTGAAATGATTATAAATAACACCCCAATAATTGTCTATAATATTTTTAAGAAGAAATACATAATACCTCTTAATATTTTTCATATTGAAGTCATTTAAAGTTTCAAAATGTCTTTCAAGCCGTGTTCTAGTATTACCGTAGTTATTAGAATTCACATAAGTAATAAAATCAACTACTTCTTTTAAATCAAAATATCTTAGAAGAGTTAAATAATTGTCACAATGATTTGCGATTTCTTTAATTTTATTATAATCTTCATCAAGATAATGTGGTACTACTACTAAACCGTCTTTGTTTAAAATTGGAATAGATTTTTTACAATCGTGACTAACAATATTAACAATCTCAGCTCCAGGAAATGAGTTTAAGAAGTCTGGAATTGTCTCAGTAAGCTCATTTAGCTTTGGTAATGTAGCAGATGATAATACAACATTAGGAATAGCATTTTTCTTCCAATTTTTTCTAATGGTTGAATGAAAATCGTGTTCACTGTAGTCCATCGTAATTGTTGGTTCATCCCAATACATAATTATATCATGTGCTTTAAAATGTGCTAGCATATAATACATAGCTGGTAGGTAAGATTTAATGTCACAAATCATAATCTCAACATTATCTCCAACGCTATTATCAACCTTACCAATTCCACCAGTGCGTTTATTTCTAGTAAAGACTTTAGCCGCAAAATAATGTAATCTAACATCATCAGCACAACTACAACCAAACGCAAAAGCAATTTTTTTATTAACAGAAATAGCTGCTTTTGCTAATGCTAAACCAACATGTCTCGCAGCACATACGAATATTATCTTATGACCCTCAGACAACGCAATAGGTGACAACGTTTTTCCAGTACCAGTAGGCGCCATATATAAAACCATCTTAGCATTTGGTGCTTTACATGCTGTAAATATATCCTTTTGATGCTCATACAAAGTCAAGTCTCCATATTTAAGAATATTATGGTTTTTTTCTATAAAATCAACAGCATTTTCAATTATAGTTGATAGATTGATTTGTTCTTCAAACATAGTTAGAAGTATATCAACTAATTTTTTTACATGAACATTAAGTTTATTAATATTATTGCGAATTAATTTATATAGAGTGAAATAATTATAATGAAATAGCTTTATATTATTACTCTTTTTATTTTCTAATAAATTTTCAATATAAGTTAGTAACGTATTTTCATAAATGTCATTAACAAATAATGTTTTCTCATCAAATCTTTCTAACCTAATTCTATCGCTAGAATTAAGTTTTATATCATTATCAATCTTCATGGGTTTATATTCTGGATTGATTTTTTTCAACTCCTTTTCAATTAACGCAGTTCTTTCTCTGAAATATTTATTAAATAAATAGCTTTCCATTTTTTCTGAAAATTCTATCTTTAAATACGAAAAGATAGAATTATTATTATTAATTCTAATATTAACATCATGATATCCTTGAACTATCATGTTTAATATATCAATTTCACTCCTTGAAACAGGAATCTCAATCGACTCCCATTCAGACTTGTTAAGTTTACGTTGCTTTAAATCCATTTTTGGGTTACTTATCTCTTATTTATACTTATTTCTTTATATGTATTTTTTATATCAATTTTTTTTAAAATTGAGATAAAATAATATAAATAAATTAAGGGTATTATAATATAATACAATGTCAGTCACTTATACTGTTGTTTCTATCGAAGGGAATATTGGTTCTGGTAAGTCAACCTTGTTATCAAACTTACGTGAACATTATAAAAATAAGTCAAATGTCGTCTTTTTAAAGGAACCTGTTGATGAATGGGAAAAAATTAAAGATGAAAACGGTGAAACAATTTTGAAGAAATTTTATGCGGACCAGGAGAAATACTCATTTCCATTCCAAATGATGGCATATGTTTCAAGACTAAAAGTATTACGTGATACTTTAAAAAATATTAAAAATGATGCCGAGGATAAAAACATTGTTGTTATTACAGAGAGAAGTTTATACACAGATAAAATGGTTTTTGCCAAAATGCTTTATGATAGTAAAAAAATAGAACACGTTAATTATCAGATTTATTTAAATTGGTTTGACACATTTTCAGATGAATTTCCTGTTAATAAAGTAGTTTATGTTAAAACATCACCCGATAAATGTTATCAAAGAATAGTAAAACGTTCAAGAACTGGAGAAGAAAATATTCCATTGGATTATTTAACTAGTTGTTCTATTTATCATGATAGTATGTTAGATAAAGAAAATCCTGAATGTGTTTGTTTGGATCAACTTATTTTGGATGGAAATGTAGATATTTATGAAAACAAAAATCAAGTCAATGAATGGATTAATGAAATTGACAAATTTACTATAAATTAATATTATTATATTGTATATGAGTATAGATTATACACCAAATAATACATTTATTTTTTCTTTTGTTAGAATGAATCCACCAACTCCTGGTCATTTAGTGGTAATAAAAACATTAATAGATAAAGCCATAGAATTGGGTTCAGAAAAAGCATACATAATAACTTCAAGTTCCATGGATGGAAAAAATCCTATACCTTGTAGCAGAGAGACATTGCCAAAACCAAAAACAAAAGCAGATGGTATTATTATTGACCAAATACTTACTACAGATTTAGTATATAAGTCTTCTATTTTGGAAGAAATGATTGCGTCTTATAAACGTCAGCTTATGGACGCAGAACCTCTTGAAGAACAAGCGACTGATTCCTCTCTTAGGGTAGATACTGGTGATGAAAAAGAATATACATCTAAAACAGCTTGTGTAGGAGATAACTGTACAATGGTTGGAGGAAATAGAAGAAGTCAAATAGAAAATCTTGATGTGATTGTTTTATGTTCAACTGGTAGTCCATTTGGATTTATATATAATGTAATTAAAAAGGATTATATTGACAGAGGAATACCAAAAATAAATATGTTTTTTATTGTTGGAAGAGATAGAGTTGATTTTTTAGATACAATTG